CCGGTATATGCTGATGATCGGGTATTGCCTGAGCTGAATGCGCTCGCAAACTTGGCCGTCGTAAACCTCGTCGAAGGTTTGGGAGTCGAATTCCCGGTTGCAGAACATTTTGATGGCTTTGGAGACGGCGACGACCAGGTTGTCGATGGTAGTGGTCTCACCGGCGGTGTAAGTCGTCTGGGCTATGTGTTCCTTGGCGTAGGCAGTGGTGATGAGGTTAGCCATGGGATAGAAAAACGCCGGCTGGCCCAACCAGCCGGCGCCAAAGGAGGCCCCGTGATGGGGCAGAGTTGTCAGTTAATGATCTCGACCACGCTGGCCAGGTCTGCGTCTGAGGAAGAACCAAAGCGCCGTTTGCCGAGGACCAAAACAGCGACGAGCTGCGAATGAGCGCTGTTGTCCATCACGCCTTTGACAAAGCGTTGTGACGTGCCGGCTTCGTCGGAACGTAAGGTAACGACGGTTTGAACATTGTCACTGGTGGCGACCAGCTGGGTAATGACCTTGCCGGTAATGTCCGTCAAGCTGCCTCCAGCAGTCGCTGCACCACGCAGTTTGAAGTCGCAAGTTCCGGAGGCTGCGACCACGCCGGTCATAAGGATGAAAGAAAGCTCGTGCCAAAGAGCCATGTCCACTTCGTCGGTGGAGGGATCCACGGCATTACCATCCTGAGGGTCGATGGTCGCGACAATGGCCCATTCTTCGTTGAAATGCATGCTCATTAAGAAAGTCCCGTCACGAGGTTCGAGGGGAAAGCCAGGAAAGAGCATTCAGCAAACGCCGTCATGGCAATCGTGCCTCCCCAGTACAGTACGATCATCGCAGGACCCACGATGAGAGGCGGCACCAGCGGCTCGTAGACCAAGAACAGTTCGCTTTTGAGCATGTTGGCGGCAACGCCTTGCAAGTCGGCAACCATCACTTTGCGCGCCAGTTCGACGTCAAGGACCGGATCGGTCGTATCAGCGGAGAACGCGCTGGCGCCGGTAACGGGCGCAATGGTTCCGGTGAGATCCGTGCGCATGTTGAAGACACTCTCCGCGGTGAAGGTGCCGTCACCGGCCCATCTGGCGGTACGGTCCACGGCGATCAAGAGTTCCTGTTCGTCGCTGTCGGCGGTCGTCAAGGGCATCTGGGCGTCAATGGCGAGACGCAGAGGGCAGAGCGTGGTGCCCAACGGCACGGAGATGATGCCCTCGGGCTGATCGAGATCAATGATTGTACCGGCACCGCCGCCGGTGATCGGGGTGGAAAAGGCGCCCACGGTCATGAAGCAGCCGTAACCGCGCGCAACCAACGCTTGCTTCCAGTCCAGCGTCAAAAGGCCGCCGAGCAAGGATCGCATGTCGGTACTGGTTGCACCAGCGTCGTATTGCCGCATCTTAGCGCTTACGTCGTCCATCAGGTACTCCTGTTCTCACCCGGCCGCTAGGCCAACGAAAGGAGACAAAGTGCTGGTGGCGTCAGAGAGAGTTATTGCAGAAGACAGCCAAGGTTGGCCGTCGACGCGGCTCACGAATCTCCACGTGCCCTGGTTACTGATGAATTTGTAGTGCTCGGAGAAACCTATTTCGACCATCATCCGGTCGCCGATCAGGTAATGCTTAGCGTCAATCAGCAGTACGTCGCCCAGGGTATTGAGCGCCGGAAGTTTTTCGGTTACCTGGATAGGGATGCCGAGAAGAGTGGTGGCAGGGGTTTTGGTGGCACCCATCGTCTGGTCGATGAAGACCACGTCAGACGAGGTGCCAGAGTTTCCGGACATGGTCCAGAGCTTGGGAAGAACCGTCGGGTGCATTGCCCATACGGTGCTTCTGAAGTTCCAGCCGGGCAGCAGACGCGCCAGCATGCCTGCCGCGTCGGCGAGAGTGAAAGCCGAAAAACCATTGCGCGCGACGGAGATAAGGGCGCCAGAGTTGAGTACTCCGAGAGGTTTGCCTGCCCCGTCCCCACGAAGGAAAGCATGGTCCCGGTACCAACCCAGGGCGCCCCCGAACAGAGTTATCAGAACCGCTTCGAGGCCGATGGCATTATCAGCCAGGAGCTGGTTAGAAGCGATCGTGTAGCCGGACAGCTCGTGAGCGGTTAACCGGATCTGCCTGAATGTTGGTTCTTCTTCTTGCTTGGTGGCTGCTTCCTCGGTCCAGTTGGCTTGAATACCTCCGAAGAATGCGGTCTCTCCCGCGGTGGGCGCCGTGACCATGTTGAGCGCAGGTACTTCCGCGGTATTAGCGGACATTGGGATCTTCGTCGCGCGCTGTTCCATGATGGTGTTTTCACTGGCCACCATCAGGAGCTGAGGGACGAATTCGGTGGGGACCGTGAAACCGCCTTGAACGCCAGCCTGAGTATTCAGAGCGACTTTCTGGTTGACGTTGTCCCAATCGGCTGGGTAACTGCCCATCTCTTCGAGCGTCTTGAAGCTGCCGTTACGAAGGGCAGTCAGGAACGACCCGAAGGTTCTGCTGGGATCTCCGGAGGCATCTGAGCCGAAGATGGCGGGCACGGAGTTCTTCCGGGATTTCGAGGCGGCAGCAGCGAACTTCTTTAGTGCTTCCTCGATGGCTTTATTGAAGGATTCTTCCATCTTGGTCATCATGGAAGCAGCAGATTTGGCAATGGCATCGCTGATCGGGTCGCCTTCGACGGCTTCCGCAATTCCTTGGGTTATGAAGACTTTCGCTTCAGCTTCGGGAACGTCAATTCTCTCCCCGGTTTTCTTGCCCAGGAAGTCTTTCGACAGCTGGATCAGCATGGTCCATCTCCTGAAAACTGCACGCGACCACGCATTCGATCATAAGCCTGCCGGAATGCTTTGTCAAGATCGAGGTTAGGGAAAGCGACATCGATTCGCCGCTTAATCTCATCCCAGGTGGTGAAAGAACAAATGGCAGAGTCCGTGAGCGACTTCAATGTTTTCTCGACCTCCAGGGTGATTGCTTCCTGGTTGGCCGGTAACCATGTGCAAGCGTATTCCAGCAGCAGCCATTCGTCGATCACCCGGCGCAACCCAGGATGATCCACCTGCTCCTGATGGTTGGCCTGATGTGTTTTCAGCGTCAAGAATCCAATGCTCTTGCCAACCATCAGGCCGGACGAAACCAGTGCGAAGGCAGTGTCGGGCGGCCATTCCTTTTCCGTCCATTCTTGCGGGCGACGAGGATAGATCGTCTTCGCCTTAATGCCCGCAACCTCACCGTCCCTGAGTCTCTTACGCCACTGGCTTTTGCCAACAGGGGGAGAATCATAGTCGTGACCCATCGTAACAATCGGATTCATAGCGTAGTGTACGTCTGACCAGCCTGAAGCAAGGATGATTTCCTTGTCCCTGTCCAGGGCCTCTGTAGTGATCCAGGACACGTCGGAGCGTTCTGGGGCAGAAAACTCGCTTGCAGCCTTCTCGACGCGGCTGCGCTGATACTGGGCCTCGGGATGGTCCTTCAAGACGCTGTCCAGGGCCTGCGCCTGCCGGTCGGTCATTGGCACGCCGATCGGACCTTCAGTTTCGTACCATGCTTTGTTCATGAACTCTCAAATCCCCGTCTCTCCGGGGTGTCACGGTTACCAGGCTTTGGGCAGTTAACCCGTTTTGCCCTATCACACTGGCCAGGTCAGGGCGCCATGCTGCCCGTCAATTCGCGGCGCGCCGGAATAACGCCTTTCAGGGCGTGACGGTCCGGTGATTTCCTAAAGGTATTTCTCCCCAGGCCACTGGTATCAGACCTCTTTCTTGGCGTACTTCGTTGATGGTAAGAACTCCCAGCTCCAAGTCCTGTCGCTGCTGAGCAAGAACGTAATCCCGGTGTTCAGGAATCGGATCTTCAGAACAGACAAAGAGCCGACCACTCGGATCGTAGATAGGGAGAAGTTTCTCGTTGATTGTCTGATCTCGACGGCGCAATCTTGGATTGATGGCAACGGACATGTGGAGTTCTTGCGCAGCTTGCAAGTTCGCCAAGTTCGTTTCGGTCGTGTAGTAACTGATCGGTACGTGGAAGGCATTGGCAATGTCCTCCTTAGTTGCTTTGGCGTCAGCGAGAGCGGCGAGGTCGCCCATACTGTGCTCCAGAAGCGTGACGCGCAGACGGCTCTCGCCAACAACTACCCGGCCCGCTCCGCTCTTGCGAAACTTAGCGTTCCACGCCGTTTCGATGCGCTCCCTTTCATCGTCTCCCATGATCTCCTCTGGACTGACAATAGCATCGGGTATGGCGTGGTTCTCGAACTTGGCAAGACGGAAAGAGGTGTACTGAGAAGCTAAAGTCGCTTGCTCCCAGCACGCGCGCAAAGGAGAAAGACCACCCAGATAAGGATCACGCGGGTCAGGGAACCGGAAGAAGATCACGTCTTCTTCAGCGATCTTTTCAAGACCTTTCTGCGTCCGGTATTCGTAATGATCGATGACGTTGGAAGATCCCTCCTCTGCGCGTGGGGTGACGTTCTGCGCGGGCAAAATCCAAATGTTTTCCGGAATGCCTGACGGCCCGCGAGGAATGTACCAGTAAGCCCGGCCGATTGTCTCCAGATAAATCTGAGTCAACTCGAAGAGATCGAAGCTGTTGTGCACGGGGTTGACCGCGGCGAGCAGCGTGAGCAGCGGATGTTCGACGACCTCTTCGACTTCCGGACTCGAGGCTTTCAGCCGGCGCTGCCAAGCTTTTGACAGCGCTCTGGTCACAGCCCGGGGCCGAGCTTGCTGGCTGTTCGTGCGTACAAACAGCTTGGGCGTAAAAGAAGCACAAACTGAAGAGTTGATGGTAATGCATGACCAAGCCGTTCCTTTCAGTTCTTGAATGAGCTGGCTAAGGCTGGGAGTCCCAAGTACGCGCCACCGATCGAGGGAGCCATTGCTTTCGAAGGTCCGAGATAGTGCGGGATTGCTCATTTCTTTCGTTTTCTGGCCCAGGCGAGCTTCAAACCTTGAGAAATACGCCGGTTCCTCTCAGCAATGGAGAGAAGTTTGCGGCGGTGCTTTTTCATGAAACTCTCGTCCAGATGTCCTCATCCCACAGAGCGCTGTGAACCGCAGAGCGCGGTTCTTCCGCGTTTTGGGGGGTGTAACCGCCGGTCTTGCGAAGCTTGCCAATAAACTTTCGGTCCACTCCGCAGATCAGGTACCGGAGGGCATCCATAGCGTGATTATTCTCGTCAAGCGGCTCTTCACGTTCGTCAAGGTAGCGATACAGCGTGGCTTCGGCGCATAAGTTAGGGCACCGGAGGCGATTGACCTTCAGACGCCCCGTGTTAATCCTTGCATTGACGGCTTGGATGCCGATCCTCAGCATCTTGTAAGGTCTGCGTATGAAATGTCCCTGCGCTCTCAGTTCGGCTATCTCGGTGGCGCCGCTGGGATCGGCCCACCAGGCTACCCCTGCCGGCAACGCCTCGGAGTGCTTGTGCAATGCCGTTTGCCTCTCGTAACGCTCTCCCTGTATCCACAGCACGTCGTCGCGATCGTGTACACCCCAAACTGCAGCGAATGGAGCACGAAAACCCCAATCTATGCCACCAACCCACCGAGGACCAGGGGTCCATGTGATAATGTGCGTGCTGCCAAAGTCCGGATAAACTAACCCGGTCATGTGCGTGAACAGGCAAAGATATTCTTGATCTATCCACTCTTGACCCATCGACCGGCGCTCCAGGTCAATGAAATCTTCGGTAATCCTCGGGCAGTCCTGCCAAGTAACGATGATGCGCTGGTAATCACTGCTCGAAGACCATTCGCGATGAAAAAAGCCGCGCTGCCCGAACGGCGTGCTTAGCGCAACAATCCGTCCACGTGACACCGCAAGCATGGGCCGGACTGCATAGTAGAGGTCGTCGGGCACGCGGCTGGCTTCGTCTATCAGAATCAAATCCACTTTGCTGTACGATCGTACGGTCGCTTCTTTGCCCGGCAAAGCAACTATGCGCGAACCATTCCCGAGCTCCATGGTCGTCAAGTTTTCAATGTCGGTCGAGAAAGGCCGGCTGATTGCTCCGTAAATGTCCTTTATCTTCCTGAAAAGCTCGATCGACTGGCGCTGGCTCTTCGAGATGACCAGCGTGAGCGATCGCGGCTTAAACAAGGCCGTGTGTATCGCCAAAACCGCGCACACCGTGCTCTTACCCGATTGACGGCTGCAATTAAGCAAGATCTGGCGATGCCGTGAGTTCAGCACTTGCACTTGCCACGAATCGGCTTCCATCCCCGCAGCCTCGAACAAAGCTGCAGGGTTCAGCGCGGCAGTGAAAAGCTCATTCACCTTCATAACCACCTCAATTTGTTATGATACCACGCAAGCGTCTGCTCCAGAGTCCTGCCGTAACAGCGCTCGCGACCCCACTGCTGAAGCCGCATCGGTGCAGCCGAATCCGTCGACAGCGTTACCCCATAGTTCTTGGCAATACGCGACGCAAGCACAAGCGCTTTTATCCAGGAGATTCCGAACAAGTGCAAGTGCGAAACCCTGTAATTGACCATTACCGATGCCACGCGGTGCAGAACGTCAAGGAAGATCGGTAACCGCGTTTTCCGGCGCCCTAGCGTGCACCAACCACCCAAGCCGCACCAGTCTCCCGCACGTATTAAAGGAATATTCCGGGCCGCTGCCGAGCTAAAGGATCTCTCATCGTTGCCTTGAAGAGGAAAGACAAAAACCCGCTCACCAAACAAACCCCGGTGAAGATCAAGCCATTGATTGTTCGCCCAGGTCTCCGCTTGCACAAGTTTGATCGTCGCTCGGTCATTAGCAGTACGCGCAAGCGCATCGTAAGCCACTATGATGTCAGCTCGGTAATCCCGCCCCCAAACCTTCCGCGCTGCAGCTTCCCAATACAGCTGGCGTTCGGCCGCTGCTGCCGGCGTTAAGCGACAACGTCCCATGTGACCATCACTGAAAGCCCCACTGTCAAGTAAGGTACGAGCGGGTATCAGACCAAGACGGTGACCGCGAGCTGGATACAAAGGATTTGCGCAGATCATCGTAACCTGCCTGCTCGTTATGGCCGTCGTTCCCAGGTAGATGTCCATCACGGCTGTTCCTACCGCAATCGGGGCGATTCAAAAAACAGGGGCAGCTTATTCCTGTCTTATTATCCACTTGCCGCGACTAAAAATTTTTTTGGTTTCAATTTGGAATGAAAGTTCGTCATCGGAAATAGCGCCATCCTTGGCGCAGCCGGCGGAGGAGTGCGGCTTGGCGTTCAGGTTTCCAATAACAGATGGCGCGCAGGATCTCGGAGAACTCGGCGCCCGTGAGCGTGCCTTTGCTCAGGTTGCAGTTTTTGCAAGCGAGCCGCAAATTCTCAATTCGGCTTGAGCCGCCGAGAGAAATCGGCACTTCGTGGTCTAGCGTGAAGTCCGAGTTGTCGAGGGCCTCTTCGCAGTACTGGCAACGCCAAATCTGAGCCGCTAACCAGGCCTTGAAGATAGAGAACTTAAAAGGCGGGTTGGTGCTGCTGAGATTCCGGTAGGCGTTCTTCCACCTCTGGGGAGTCCGCTGCCTTTTTGACCGAGCCGGTAATCGCTGGTCTGTTAAGCTGGTCTGCATTGCTGCTCCTGAAGGTCGTCGTACATTCTCGCCAAGAGGTCCTCGACGACTTGAGGGATCTTGATGGCGTGGCCTGCACGGATCATGGGCCCCTGAGTGGTGTCAATGACCAGACCGTACAGCGCGAGGCCCGCAACGTGTATTCTCCATCGATCGACAAACTGAGCCTTGCTTTTCATGCCGTCAAAAGGGGACGTAGGTTTCGTCGTCGGGGTGGCGAACCTCTTTAGGCGAAGGCTGTCCAACAGCGCGTTCTGCTGAGCTGACAGCTCCGGCGGCCGCTGCGCGGAAGACGGGGCGAAATTTGTCAGTTAGTGTGTCGGTGGTTTGTTTGTTCATCATGCCTTCGAGAGGACGATCGTTCAGGATAAGATTCCATTTTTCTCGGACCTTGCCGTCGCGCCCGGGTTCCATTTCCATGCGCGCGATGACCGTTTTGTCGGAGAGGCAGGAAAGATCGGCAAAATCTCCGACAAAACCGAGGCAGGCGAGAGCATTGGCCACCCATCCAGGTCGGTCGGGCGTGCCGAGCGTCGCGCTGGTCAGTGACAAGTAAATCCTCCGGGGAGGACCTTGGACCGGGAACGGGTCCCCGTGAACTGGTACGCCGTGAGTGGGATAGATCTCGATGACTACCTGAGGAGTGCCGGTGCCGGCCGGGACGAGAGCGGCAACATTGGTGACACACTGATATTTTCCGGGTTCATACGACATTAAGCACCATTAGGTTTCAGGAGCAGATGGCCTCGGCCGGGCCGAGGAAGGTCTGTGTTGGGTCTTCTCGGGGAACGTCACGGGGCGTCTCTGGTACATTGCGGGCGGCCGAGAGGGCCAGCCTGAAAGCGGTCCAGGCTTCCGCCGCAGAATGACCGCAGTCGATCATCCTGGGCAGATTGTGGCGATTCTTGGCAACGACGCTGGCTGAGCGCTCAGTCTGAAGAAGCCTTTGGGATCCACCTTGGGCTTTTCCCTTGACTGCTTTGCCCTGGACAGCCACAAACGTTTCAATCGAGCCGTACAGGACTATGTCTGCCCACTGCTGGGTCGCGTCCCATGTCGTCTTGTGGACGGCTGGCATCCAGCGGTCATAGTCGGGGCCGTCGGGGTTCTGGAAGCGCTCGGGTCTGGTATGGGTGAGCATCAAGATCGACATGTTCCTGACCTCTCTGAGGTGGTCGAGCATGATGAGAACTTTGAGCCATTCGTGCAGGGACTCGGCGTAACCATGATTAAATGCGGCAAAGCCTCTCTCTCCCCAATCTCCTTTGTACTTGTCAGTACAAACTTGCTGGTGTACCAGTCTCTCAAGGGCGTTCATGGTGTCGACCGCCAGACAACGGTATGGGTGTTCCTTTACTGCAAGCTCGGTCAGCAGGCCGCGAAATTCTGCGGCGGTGGCACAAGGCTTGGAATTGTGAGGGACAGGAGCGACGAGTCCGCCAGAAACCAAAGTGTCCAGACCGTCTTCGCCTCCAGCTGTGAGAAACAGGACTCCGGGAATTTGGGCACCGAATGAGGTCTTTCCCCAGCCCTCAACGGCATGAAGAACCATGCGGTTAGGCAGCCGGCGATGCGTGGTGGTGATGTTCACAACGGCCTCCAGTCAGCCAGGTTTCGTTTGGCTTTTTCGATGGCTTCACGAGCATCTTCTATCCTCTGCCGCATGATCCCCGAGCCCTGTAAGCCGTCGACATGGACAATCTTCGTTAGTACCAGCAAGAGCGTCCTCGCCGTATCGAGGAGGCTGGTGCTGAGTTCAGAGTAGACATCGATGTTCATATGGCGTGCTCCCAAATGCCAGGACGGCCCTTGATGCGTTGGATGTTCAGCGGTTTCGGATCCCGGAGGATCCACGCGTAACGCTGCCAGTCCCACCCGTGATGAGTGACCTTCAGTCCTTGAGTGGGGATGCAGCCAATAAGATCAACCTGGCATACTATGGCAAATTCTGGCGTGCCGGCATGTATCAGCAGCGGTCCCCGATATTCCGTGGCCCAGTCGCGGAACTCAAAGCACTTTTGTCCTTCAGCGATGAGGTGGGCCCAAAATGGTTTGATCGTGAGTGCTTTCATGGTTCCTCCATCATCATGTGCTTCCGGCTGCAATGCAGCCGGAAGCGTTTGGGTTTTAGGGTTTGTCCCGTGGGTAGGGCCGGCCGAGAAGAGCCGAGCCGACCGGAACGTGGTGGCCGTTGATTACCTCACCCTCGGCAAGAGCGGGTGACTCAGCAGCCGGCGCAGCAGCAGTTGCTGCCGCCTTTCTGATGGCGCGAAACGGCAGACAGACTACCGTCAGGAGTGCGTCACAAAACTCGGACAGGGCCGGGTCGCCTCGGTACGCCCGGGCAACCGCGAGGCCAGCACAAAAGCAAATCAGCGCTAGAATCATGGTCCAGATCATTTGGTCTCCTTTGGTTTGGGTACGTCGGGATAGTCAATACCGCAATTTGGACAGTACATGGTGGGCAAGAACTGGTCTTCTGAGTAAGTGGGGAGCATGCCAGGGTCCCATTCGAGCTCACTGCCGCAGTCGGGACAAACGGGCCACATCGTGGGCGCTGCACACCAGGTAATCATGGGCGGAGCTCCTTCTGCAGCTTGGCGGCTGCGGCCGCCCAGGCTTCGATTACTCGCATCAGGCGAGCACCCGGGGTTTGTTTGGTTAGCTGGGCTGCTTCCCATTCGTCAATCTCAATAGCGGCGAGATCGAAGAGGGTTTTGCGCAGCTGCCGCCAAAGCTCGGTCTCGTTGTCCAATTCTGCTTGGGTCATTTCACTACCTCCAATGTGGTTGCTCGGATCTGAGGCTGGCCGCGGTAGAAGGCCTGTGTGCCTCGCGCAGTGATCGTCTTGCCCACGAGCGCTCGGCCATCCATGCCGAGCGCTCCCGGGACTGTCCGCGTGTCTACGGCTACAGTGCGGACGCCCGGACTGCGGAAGTCGGGACGATCGTTGAGCAGCATCAAGCCGGAATTTAGCGTGATGCCGCTGGCGACCAAAAAAGAGTCCTGGGCCGGAGCAGGGCTGATTGCTGCGTTCCCGTATGCCGTTCGCCCATACGGCATGCCGGTTAAGCCGGGCGCTGTGACCGGCTCGGCCCAGGGGTTGTGCCAATACGCCACTGCCGTCACCGCTGGGATCACGATCCACTTAGCGGCCGGACTGCGGATCAGTGCGAACAATGCTCTAATCATCTTCGTTTCTCCTTTGTTCAATCTCGGCGATTCGGCTCCATACCCAGTCGGGTATGTTGTCGAGCTCGATTTGGCCACTGTGGTACCTGCCAGGGACGAGCAACAGCTCGTCCTCGTACTCTCGCTGTCTCTGTGCGGCGTAAGCGCTCGCCTGGTCTTGCGCCTCGTCCAGCCGATCTTTGCACCCGGACAGGACTGCTGCCAGGTAACTGGCTGCCGCAATGGCCAGCAACCAGTCTTTCATCGCCTCCCAGACGTCGCTGTGTAACCATGTCATCGATTGTCCTTTCAGAGAGCAACTCAGGCGGAAATTGCTTCTTGGTCTTGTTCCTGGTCATCAAAGCAGATTGGGTAGTCGTCGGGAACGAGTTGTTCTGGGCCTCGGATCGCTTGGCCAATGGCTTCAGCAAGAAGCGACAGGTAGTCAAGGGTGTAAGGAGTCCCGCTGTACAGCGACCGGGCCAAATAGTATTCGCCGTTTTGCGTACGCCTCAGCAGAACCTCCGGCTCTGGCTTTCCAGGCTCAGACTCCGCGACCCATGTGTCTTCAATAACTCTTCGTACTTTCCTCATCTTGTCCTCCTAAGTTAGTGACCGCAAACATCAGAATAATCGACACGCAAGGCGCTCGACTGGCACGGCAGCCAAAGCAAACGCCCGGACCGCGTAGCGGGACGCCGCGGCCGCAGCCAGCGGGCAATCAGCCGAACGCGCGTAGCGGGATGCCGCAGCAATTGCCAACCGATAGGCGGCAGTCCGGGGATACACCGTCGGCACACATTGACAACCAACGGACCCGGCACCAAGCCGCAACCGACATCTTGTGCACCTTTTCATGATTCACCTCCA